GGCTTTGCATCATACTGTAAAGGAGGAGGGTTTTACGGTTGCGGAAGAATGGGAAATGGATGATAATAGTATTGAGTTAACTGTTACACGTTGGGTCTAATGGGAAAAAATAATTTAGGTATAGATCCCAATGAATGGTTTGAAGATGGTCCAACAGAAGGAGAATATCTTCCTGAACATGGAGATCCTCCTAGTTGGGAAGATACTGCACCGTCAGAATATGAACCTGATTTTGTAAATCCTTTGGATTCTATGCCAACTGCAACTTATAAGGATGATGATTGGTTTACTGATAAACCGAAACAAAAAGAGGAGACTATGCACGAAAAGATGTATAACATTGCAACAGCAAGAAACAATCCATTTCATGTAGGTGGATCTGAAAATGCTCAGTCTGATATAGATTACATTAAAAAACATTCACCTTGGCCTGGTGGATCAGAAAATTTTCAAGGTGGTTCAGAACGTATACAAAAGTAATTTAACTATATAAAATAGATTCATATTGATAATGAAAAAGTGGTTTGGACTTAGTTTAGGGTTATTATTGGGTATATCTCATGTTGGTATGATTGGGATGATTTCTCAAGGTACTAAGTTTCCCAAGTTAAATTTACCAATTGGAGAGTATACTGCATATACTGTTAAAGCAGGTCCAGATGGTTATTTTATAAATTATAGAGCACATGATCCTAAGGTATTAGTAAAGACTCAAGGAGTTGATCGTCCTGCTGGATTTTTAGGGTTAGGTAATAAGAAAGCATCTACAACAGAACAATATTTTGTTTCACCTTCACAATCAGATTCTAGTGGTGGTCTATTAAGTGCTCAACAAATTGCGTGTATTAAAGCTCAAGGTAGTGGTGAATCTACTGGAAGGTTAGTTGGTGGTGGACTTGGTACTGCTGCTGTTACTCAAACTGGAATGGCATCTATCCCTATAATTGGATGGGTACTTGCTGGTGCTACCACAATGATAGGTATGGATCAAGGTGCTGAAATAGGTGGCCAGATGGCACAAGACTTTAAGGGTTGTGAAGATTTAGAAGTTAAAGAGAATATTAAGTGATTAAATAATTGTATGTATGTAGTCTACGAAGAACATATTGAAAAATTAGAGGAGGAGAACGCTGACTTAAAGCAAGAGGTTCTCGTCCTCCGAAAGAGACTGCAATACTATAAATTTGTTTTAGAAGATGAAGAATCTAATAAATAGTTAACGAATCGGTATTTTTAATTACACTATGGAATGGTCACCAGCACAAATTGGTGCATTAGAAAATTGTGGCGTTAAGGTCGAAGACGCTACTGGCGATATCGCCTTTCGTGAATTTGAGTTTATAGATGTAATTAAACCAGAACCTATGAAGGTTCCAAAATCACAAATAAAATATATCGATCCTTTAGATGAGGCAACTCGTCTTCCTGATTACAATAAAGTAGGAAATATTATAGATACCTATTTGTCTTGGAGAGGAACAAACTACATGATAAAAATGTTTTTCCCTTCAGTCAAAAAACCATCACGCAGAGAAGTTCAGG